GCTAACGTGTCCCCCCCTGTTATTGCTAGCGGTTTGACAGTGACAGGGGCGCAGTCAGACGCCCGGCTAATCATGGCAACATTCCTTTCCACTGTCCTACCGATACTTATTGCACCCCCACACCTTCAACCGCCTCTTACCCCGCGGCCCCCACCACCCACCACCTCACCCCCCCCTTCCCCCTCTCCTAAGCCATCTTCATCGGCGGAACCGAAGGGGCCGTCGGCCGGCCCCAACAATGGTGGAAACCCTAACCCCTCGGCAGAGGGATCGATGCACAGTCCATCTTCTTGAGGTGGACTGTGCTAGGTGACAGGTGAGCAGGCGGCGGAGATCGAATCAACGGGGCGGGCGCGATGACTCCCCCCAATCGCTAACCCCTTGGTTGCCCCGACCCGAGCCCTCGCCGCTCACCTTCTACGCCCCGCGCAGCACCTCTGCTTCGCGGGGCTTTTCTTTCTCTGACTCCGACCTTCTGGAGTTCGAGGACCGGCGCACGTGGTACCCCGGCGCCCACATCCCGACCGGCTACGCGCCCCCCAGGACGTTTTTCGGCTCACCCGCTAGGGTGGTATTGGGCGGCCCGCGTTCGGGCTTCCTAGGCCCTTCTAGGCCCCTTCGCGGGGCATATCCGTCCTTCAGGGTCGGGTTTGAACACCCGCGCTCAACCTTGGTGTGTGTTCGGCGCCAACAACGCCGAGAAGTACTTCACGCCAAACGCGTCGCGGGTCGGTCCGGCTTGAGACCTCCGCGGCGCTCCATTTTTTCAAGCGTTTCCTGCAGGAGGTAGGACATGGTATGGCCAGCAATCATTGCGGCGGGAGCAGCACTAGCGGGCGGAGCGATGGCGGGCGATCGCAACCGGCAGTCGGTGCACGAACAGATGGACATGAGCCGCGAATTTGCCCAGATGGGCATCCGGTGGAAGGTGGCCGATGCCAAGGCTGCGGGTATCCACCCCCTCTACGCCCTGGGTTCCCAAGGCGCGTCCTATGCCCCTATTTCCGTCGGGGACTCGTATGGCCCAGCTATGGCCCAGGCTGGCCAGGACATTTCGGGCGCGATGAGGCGGGGACAGGATCAAGCCGAGAGGAGTGCCTCGGAAGCAACGGCGTTCATGCTGGCAAAGGAACGCGAATCGGACGCTCGGGTCGACAGGCAGTGGCAACGGGCGTTTCAGGAAGCCCAAGTGGTGTCGCAGCTCAAGAACGACGAGATGCAACGCAACCTGATGGCGAGCCAGATAGCTCGGCTCAACCAGTCGGCCAATCCTCCCTTCCCCTCTAAGGCTACGGAGGACTCTCGCGGTTCACGTGACGTCGGCGCCATCAAGCTCAAGCCTTCGGAGCAGCCGACTCGCGACCCGCACAACCCGTCCAAGGAAGCATCGACTATCCCCATGTGGCAGCGTGTGGAAACTGCCCCAGGTGTCTTTCGGGACTTCCCTTCTCGCGAGCTGAACATGGACTCGGAGTTCATCCACGCTCTGCTCGCCGGTCAGGCGTACACGGACAAGTGGGTGCAGGACAACATTTTCGGCGGTGCGCCGAAGTACATCCAGAAGAAGTCTCCTCGTCGCGAGCCGCACCCCGGGGCTTACGACATGGACCGCGGCTATCAACGTCGCGGTGTGCAACGCCGGGGTATGTGAAAGGAAACTGTGATGCGTTATCGCCGTGGTCGTAGTTCGTTTCGTGGTCGTCGCTCGTTCGGTCGTCGTCGGACGTTCTCTCGTCGGCGCGGTTCTCCGGTGCGTCGCATCGGGTACCGGATGTAGGTGCTGTGTCGCCGTCCCTACGTCAGTGACTTAGTGCCCATCGGATGTGGTCAGTGTCTCCCCTGCAGGTTCAACAAACGTCGGTTGTGGACCCACAGGCTCATGCTGGAGCGTGCTACGCACGGAGATGCCTGCTTTGTGACGCTCACCTATGCCGATGACAAGGTGCCCGCTGACGGCAGTGTCGAGCCCAAGGTGGCGCAGTTGTGGTTGAAACGATTGCGAGCGCGGATGGCCCCCAGGTCACTGCGCTTTTTTCTCGTTGGCGAATACGGTGAGGAAACTCGCCGTCCGCACTATCACGCTGCGCTTTTCGGTATGCCTTCATGCATGCGTGGTCGCACGGATCACCGCCTCGAGCGGTGCTGTGCTTCCTGTCAGGTCATCAAGGAATCCTGGGGTTTAGGAGGAATCGATTGTCGCGAACTCTCAATGGAAACGGCCCAGTATCTGGTGGGCTACGTAGCGAAGAAACTCAGTCCTCGCCTGTGGGAGGAACGCTTTGGCCAGTTGACGCCCGAGTTTGCCCGCATGTCGCTTCGGCCGGGCATTGGAGCGCCAGCGATTGCGGACGTGCTGTCCTCTTTGGATGGTCGGCTGGACACAGAAGGATCAATGTCTCAGTGCTTGCCTGTGCCAACTGTGTTGATGCATGGGAAGCGCACCTTACCGCTGGGACGCTATCTCCGGGAGAAGTTGAGGGCTTCCGGAAGGTTCAGTGATCAGGAAACTGACCGCAAGGCTCGCGCGGAGGCGCTGCTCGCTGTGTCGAAGGCTCATGGCACGGCTAAGGCGGTCGAGGCGCTCAAGCTAGTCCCCGAGCTGGGGCTTATTCAACGTGTGGAACGAAAGGCGAAGATGTTCGCCACGAAAGGATCTCTATGAGAAGGGCAAAGTTTTCTCTGTCGCACTACAAGCTCGCGACTATGGACATGGGCGAGTTGGTGCCTGTGGCATGTGTTGAAGTACTCCCGGGTGATGCCTTCCGGCATGCAACGTCGGCTTTGGTCCGCGTTTCTCCGCTGGTGTCGCCGGTGATGCATCCGGTGGAAGTTAAGATTCACCATTGGTTTGTGCCCACTCGCTTGTGCTGGGAGAACTGGGAGGCGTTCATCACGGGTGGTCCCGACGGTATGAATGCGTCGGAATTTCCGACAATCTCTTTCGCTGGTGACCCATCGGGCCCGCTGCAGGGCTCGCTCGCCGACTATTTGGGTATTCCTCCGGAGTGTGGACGCTCGGTGTCGGCAATCCCTTTCCGTGCATACGCTCGCATCTGGAATGAGTGGTACCGCGATCAGGACTTGCAAACGCCCCTCGTGTCGTCGACTGCGGACGGTGTGGACACGACCACGAATGTGGCCCTTCAAAACGTGGCATGGGAGAAGGACTATTTCACGAGCGCTCGTCCTTGGACCCAAAAGGGACCGGAGATTTCGCTCCCGATTGGTGTATCGGCCCCTATCGTCGGAACCGGCGCACCGACTTTTGCTGTGGCTACCGGCATCCACCCGCTGGCCAGCTCGGCAGGCGACGCAGGTGATGCGAAATGGGGTGGCGGTGCCTCTGCTACGGACTCTACGGCCATTTGGGACGATCCCCAGCTCGAGGCCGATCTGACTGGTGCAACGGCGGTGTCGATCAACCTTGTGCGCGAGGCGTTCGCGCTGCAGCGTTATGAGGAGGCCCGTGCCCGCTATGGTTCCCGCTACACGGAGTACCTGCGTTACCTTGGCGTTCGCTCTAGTGATGCTCGGCTCCAGCGGCCTGAGTATCTCGGCGGCGGCAAGCAGACGATCCAGTTCTCGGAAGTGCTGCAGACCGCTGACGTTGACGCCGACCCCACTGGTGTCGGCACCATGTTCGGCCATGGCATTACTGCGCTTCGCTCGAATCGCTATCAACGATTCTTTGAGGAGCATGGTTATGTGATCACTCTCATGTCGTGTAAGCCTAAGACCATGTATGCGCAGGGTCTCGCCCGTACGTGGAACCGTCGTATCAAGGAGGATTTCTGGCAACGCGAGCTCCAACACATCGGCCAGCAGCCCATCGAACAGCAGGAGATTTGGGCAGAAAGCGCAACCCCTGAAGCTGTGTTTGGGTACCAAGACCGCTATGACGAGTACCGGCGTGCTGAATCGGGTATCGCCGCGGACTTCCGCACGACCTTGGACTTCTGGCACTACGCGCGGCTTTTCGCTACCGAGCCCGCGCTGAATGCCGATTTCATCAAGTCCGTTCCTACCAAGCGTGTGAATCAAGTGGACACCGAGGACGTTCTCTGGTGCATGGTGAAACACAACCTCAAGGCGCGTCGCATGGTCGCGCCTTCTGGCAAGTCGTTCATCTTCTGATGACCACGTACACCGGGCCGACGCGGCCCGTTCAACCGTCCGTTCTTCGAGAATTTGTGGAGAGAGTGATGACTGCTCACGATGACCGTTACCCGCAAGGCTCAAGGCGCGAAGTTCTCGATGGCACTCCGATGGCGGTGCCCATCGGGTTCCGTCGCCCCCCTTCGCTAATCGAACAAATGCGGGCAATGATCCGCAATGAGGTATCCGAGGCCGCCCAAATGAGCGGCCGTGAAACTTTCGAGGAGTCCAACGACTTCGACATCCCGGACGATCCGGATGACCCCCACACCCCGTGGGAGGACTCTGCAGACGGGGACGACCAGGTCGCCGAAGGCCGGCCGTACGCCCCCCATGCTCGGGGGGCGCGGAAGGCAGGCTGGCGTCCACCCGCTGCT